AACATCCTTCAGCAGCGACATGGCTTCGCCAAAGCCGCCAGCGCCGGAAACGAGGCGGGTGAACTGGTAGAGGAGCTCCCCCGCACCGACGATCAGCGCCCCGATACCGGTGCGGATCAGCGCCCCACGCAGGACGACCAGCGCCGTGGCGAGGCCACGGACCGAGAGCGCGGCGGCGGCCATGCCGGCCACCCAGCGGCCCGCGAGGAAAGCCGCGAAGGTGGCGGCATAGGTGGTCAGGCGACCGATGTTGTCGAAGAGGCCGCGGATCGCGATTCCGAGAGGGCCAGTGCGGCTGGCCACCGCCGCCATCGCGTTGGCGACGGCTTCCAGCGCAGGCGCTGCAGCGACGGCCAGCTGGTTCGAGAGTCCGCGCCAGATCAGCCCGAGACGAGAGATCGCATCGTTGGTCCGCTCGATCTGGTCGGCATCCTGCTCCGATACGACGACGCCGAAGGCCAGAACATCCTCTGTCGCCTGGCGCAGCGTCGCCGTGTCGATCCGGCTCATGGCGATGGAGCCTTCCTCGCCAAAGAGCTGACCCGCGACGGCGGCGCGTTCTGCGGCGGGCACGAAGCGTTCGATGGCCGCGTTGATCGCACCCACACGCTGGTCCAGCGGCAGCGCGATCAGGTCGTTGGCCGAAAGCCCCAGCCTGTCCAGCGCGTCGGCGGCGGGACCGCTCCCGGCGGCCGCCTGGCTGAGACGGCGCGTCAGATCCTTCGTGGCCTGTTCGATGCCGGACATCGACACGCCCGCCAACTCGCCCGCGCGCTCCAGCGTCTGGATCGAGGCGACGGTGGTCCCGAGGGATTGGGCGAGCTTGGCCTGCGCGTCGACCGTCTGCAGACCGGAGCGGATCATCGCCACGCCAGCGGCGGCAGCGGCAGCCACTGCGGCGGCGGCAGCCACAGCGACACGGCGAGAAAACGTCGCCAGCCGGGCGTTCGCCGCTTCCATTTCGCGGCTCAGCCGTCCGAAGCCGCGCGCGCCAGCCTCGCCCACGCCTTCCAGTTCGGCGCGCACCTGCCGTCCGCCCACGGCCGCGAGGCGGACGCTAACCCGTTTTTCCGCCATGGGAGTGATCCATCTGTTCGTTGAGTTTGGCGACCATCACCGCTTCGATGACGGGCAGCAGTTCGGCCATGGGGAGCGGCGGCACGCCGAGCGCGTCACCGAGCGCCAGCGCCGCCGACATGTCCCAGCCGATCACCGCGCCGGGCAGGACACGCAGCTGGCCTCCGAGGCGGCCGACCAGGTCCCAGACCTGCCAACCTTCCGGAGTTTCCGGACGGTTCAGCCGCGCCGGGCAGTCCGGGCAGGCTTGCGCGCAGGCTTCGCAGTAGCGCTCGCCCCCGCCGAAGGACCATTCGGCGAGGGCGCGGAGACGTTTTTTTCCTGTTCCAGCAGCAGGCCCTTGGAGACGTAGGTCAGCTGGAAGGCCTCGAAGATCGGCCAGACGTCGAGCAACGCGTCTATGGCCTCGGGTCTCGGGTCGATGGGGTTGCCGTCGGCGTCGCCGATGCCCTCCCAGGCGAGCACCGCGCGGCGCGCGAGCGCCTTGGCGAAGGCGACGGCGCGCTCCTCGTCAGAGGCCTCTTCGGGCACAGCCTCGACGGCGGGATCGCTGCGCGTCGCCACCATCAGGGCGGTGGTGAGCGGGCGCAGCTGTACCCGGACGCCGGGGGCGAGGTCATGCCAGCGTGGCGCGTTGGTCAGGTCGAGCGTCAGCATCAATACGTCTCCACATCGTTCACGAGGGTGGCGGTGCACATCCGGCCGACCACGCTGTCGCGGGCGGCCTGCCAGTCGAAGGTGGCCTGTACGCCCTGCGGCCCGGAAATCTCGATCCGCGGGCGCGGCAGGTAGACGGCGTGCACCGTGAAGGTGAAGCTCTCGCCCGAGGGCAGGACATAGGCGAACTCCATCTCGCAGGCCTCGCCGTTGATCGCCTGCGTCACCAGCGTCTGGTCGGCGAAGCGCACCTCGATCCGACCGGTCAGCGCGGCGATGGACGGGTCCGCTCCGTCGATCCGCCCGTCGCTGCGGATGGTCTCGATCCGGTCGAGGTTGTTGGCGTAGGTGATCTCGGCCGAGACCACGTTGCCGAGAGCCGAGCCGTTCCGGGTGATCGAGCCGTTGAAATGGCCGAAGCGCTTCAGCTCCAACGCCGCCGGTGTACCTGCGCTGGTCGTGGTCCCGACCGTTTCGCCCTGCGCCACCAGCCGCGCCGTGGCGGTCAGCAGGCCGGAGCGCTGCATCTGCCAGGTGATCTGGTCGAGCACGCAGCCCGAGTACATCGCGTATCGCGGCACCTCCGGCATGCCGGTCTCGATCGACATAGAGGGCAGCGTCCAGGACCCGGATTGGAATTCGTGGGTGTAGGGCGCTTCCGCACCAGTGGTCGTGGGCGCGCCGAACGCCGCCTTCAGCCAGAAGCCGAAGGCTTCGGCGTCGAGCGGCACGACGACATCGCCATCCGCCGTCACCGCGTCCTTGATCGGCGCAAGCGGATCGCGGCCGTAGCCGAGCAGTTCCGAGTTCAGCAGCGGTTGCTCCGCGCCCAGCGAGGTGCTGGCGAAGGGCATGCGGGTGAAGCCGCTGGCGGGCGGCGTTCCATAGGTCGTCTCGAACGCAAGCGCCATCAGCGCCCGCGCCCCCTGGGCTCGTGCCATGGTGTTCTCCTCGGGTTGTCGGGGTCAGGCCAGCTGGTCGGCCGTGGAATAGTGCAGGACCACCGGGATCATGGCCGCCTTGAGGCTGGCCGCGCCCTCGACAGGCAGGTCCACGGGCCGTGGCGCTTCCGCCTCGACCCAGTCGCAGAGGCCGCCAAGCGTGCGGTCGGTGGCGATGGCCGCGCCGATGCTGGCGGTCAGCGTGTCGAAGGCGGCGTCACGGTCGGCGCCCTGAACGACAGCCTCGATCTCGGCGCGGTGCTCGTAGTGATAGGCGAGCGGCGAGAGCGTCACCTCGGGGTCCCCCGGCTCGCCGTCGCGCAGGATCAGGAGCCCCTCGGCCGGGACGCGCTCGGGCAGCACGTCGCCGCGGAGAGCCGTGGCGGGCAGCGCCGAGAGCCGCGCGTGCAGCGCGGCGAGGATGGTTTCGCGTGGGGTAGTCATTTTCGCCTCAGCCATAGTAACTTCCGACGGCGCTCACGCATATGTTTCGGCGTGTGAGCACTGGGCCGAGATCCCACATCTATTGATGTGAAGAAATAAAGAGGTGCCTCGAATGGACATGGCGTCCTATTTGTCGGAGATCCGGCATGCGTGCGAAACCGTCTTTCCCTCGGTTTGGTCCGAGTGGGACGCCGTTGAAGCTCTCAAGGGGAAAATAGCCTCGCTGACGGCCGCCACCGTGGAGGGCTACCGCCGCGCAGAGGCATTTCAACAGTTTGAGGATCCTGATGACTACATGCTCGGTGTAGGCATCCACTGGGACACCTATTTCGGGCCGGACAAAGAAAGATACCACGCGGAAGCATCTCTTCCTGACCTTGAGCAGCAACGTGACGTACGGGCGTTCGCTTGCACGTCGTTGGCCGGGTCCGTTCTACAGTTCGCCAAGCAGGGCATTTCGCTCGTACACGGCGGAATTCAAAATTGTCCAAGCGGCAGGATCGTTCATGGCGTTGAGCTCAAATCCGTGATCTGGCAGGGACGAAACCAGTCAATGCATTGGGAGGAAGGACAGCTCAGACCCGCTGTCAGGCAATGCTTCGAGGCGCTTAAGGCAGCGGATCCTGCGTTGGGAGACTACCTGCAACGAAATTTAGCTTTCGAAGTGGTTAGGCTTCTCGAGTGGCGTGAATTTGCTGATTTTGAAGCAGACTTGCTACTGCTGGCTTGAAGAGGGCGTCGTCGTCGGAAACCGCTCCTTACTGGCAAAAGACGTCTCAAGTCACTTGTCCCTCCACCCAATTCGCCACGATCAACCCCGGCACACTGTCTAGCGCCCGGTCTGCATCCCGCGCCAGGTCCAGCCGCTTCGGCAGCTTGACCTGCGGCACCAGCAGGAAGATCGGCGCGGTGACCTT